TTACGGTCTAGTCGCCAATCCATTCGCAGGTGGTCGTACCTCAACCTTCAGCAGCAACGAAGATGGTCTACAAGCAAGCACAAACGCATACTACCGTCTCTTCGCAGTCAAGAATCTCCACGGAAACACCGTCTGATAGATTCTGACGATAACTAACCGAGAACCCAGGGTCGAAAGATCCTGGGTTTTCTTTTATAAATACTATTATGCCAAACAATAGTTCACAAGTTATTAAAGATGAAGTAACAGAGAATATTCTTCGTGATCTTCCTGGAGATTTTCTCTTTGATAATGCACTACAACCAGCAACACACAATGTACTGACAAATAATAAATTTAGATTTGTGTTGACTCGTTGTCCAACAATGACATACTTTTGTCAAAGGGCAAACATTCCATCTTTAAGTTTTGGAACATCGATACAATCAAATCCAACTGGTATAAGTATTCGTAGACCTGGCACTTCATATGTCTATGAAGATCTTCAAATTGGATTTGCTGTAGATGAAAATATGAAAAACTGGTTGGAAATACATGATTGGATTCGAGATCTTGGTATTTCATATGACAGTGCAACCGAGGTATTGAGAGAAGCACAAAAAGTATGTTCTGCATATGTTTTAATATTAAACAGTCAATACAGACCAATATTAACTGTAAAATATAAAAATGTATATCCAACATTTTTAAGTGGCATAGATTTTGATTCGTCGGTTACAGATAGTGATACAGTAATTGCAACTGCAACATTTGCATACACTCACTATGAAGTTGAAGTGTATACAAATTCGCCTTAAACTTATATATTTTTTATTATGAACATTGAACAAATAAAAGCACAAGCAGAACTTGACACCATCATCGATGCAAATCATCTAGACGATGAAGCGTCAAGAATTCCACAGATTCATAACAAATATCTGTGCATGTTAATGGATGAAAAACTTATCCATGAAAATCTTGAATCCAAGTTAAAAATACTTAGACGAGATAAATGGTTATACTATTCTGGTAAATTATCAGAAGATGAATTGAAGAGAAAAGGGTGGGAACCATTTGATTTAAATATTTTAAAACAAGATCTTGATCGATTCATAGACAGCGATCAGGATATTATTACTCTTTCAAATAAAGTATTTCTACAAAAGGAAAAAATTAATTATATCGAAGGTGTTGCTAAAATTATTTCAAATAAAATTTGGAATATTAGATCATCAATCGAATGGATTAAATTTACTCAAGGATTATGATAAAGATTAAATCTGTAGATTCTGTGTATATTCAGATAGAATGCGATAAAGGAATCGCAAAGGAACTTTCCTCTTTCTTCACTTTTAGAGTTCCTAACTCTGAATATAATCCTGCTTTTCGAAAGAAAAGATGGGATGGTAAGATAAGATTATATAACATTCTTACAAACAAGATCTATGCTGGATTGCTGCCGTATGTATTGACCTTTGCAGCAAATCACGGATACAAAGTTGCATACGAATCTGTACTTAAGAAAGATGAACCACCTACAGAATTTCCTACAGTTTATTCTAACGGCAAAGTCATTCAACCTCATGACTACCAGATTGAGTCAGTGAAACACGCTCTTGAAAATCGTAGGACTCTTCTAATATCACCAACAGGAAGCGGAAAGAGTCTCATCATATACCTGATTCTTCTTGAGTTGCTGCAACGAGTAAAAAAGAAAATTCTCATTGTTGTGCCGACTACAGGACTAGTAACTCAATTGAATTCTGATTTTCAAGATTATGCAAACACCAAAACCATATCAAAACACATACACATGGTATATGGTGGTCAAGAAAAGATCACAGATGCCCGTGTAGTAATATCAACATGGCAAAGTTTGTATAATCAACCAGAACAATATTTTGAACAATTCGATGCAATCATCGGAGACGAATCGCATTTATTCAAAGCAAAGTCTCTTGTAAAGATAATGACTAAACTTAAAAATTGCGAATATCGAATAGGAACAACAGGAACACTCGACGGAACTCAGGTTCATCGATTGGTCTTGGAAGGATTATTTGGAACTGTGCATCAAGTGACATCTACAAAAGAACTGATAGACAAGGATGTGCTTGCACAACTCAATATTGAATGTTTGATTCTTAAATATCCAGATCCAGATATAAAAGAAATCAAAAGAGCAAAATACCAAGAGGAAATAGAATGGTTGGTATTGAATGAAAGAAGAAATAATTTTATTTGTAATCTTGCTAACAGTATTGATGGCAATGTTCTTGTTCTCTTCAATTTTGTTGAAAAGCACGGAATTCCGTTACACAAAAAGATGTCACAAATTAATAAAAAAGAATCTTATCTTATATGCGGTAAAACTGATATTGAAGAAAGAGAACAAATAAGAAAAATTGTAGATAAAGGTGACAATAATGTTCTTGTTGCTTCTTATGGAACATGCAGCACAGGAATCAATATCAAGAACATACATGCGATTATATTTGCATCTCCATCAAAGTCAGTAGTAAGAGTTCTTCAATCGATTGGTCGTGGATTGCGAAAATCCGAAACAAAGAACAAAGTGACAGTGTTTGACATTGCAGATGATCTCAGTTACCTGAAATACAGGAACCATGCCATGAGACATCTGGATGAGCGAACTAACATATATACTAATGAAGAGTTCACATTCAAGAAGACTAAAATTAGATTAGGAGATACGAATGAATTTAAAGATTCTCAAACTTAGAAGTGGTGAAGAGATCGCGTGTCAAATTCTTGAAGAAAATGACAATGCAATAAAAGTATTTCAACCAATGTTGTTCAAGACAACATCAACTTTTGATTTCAAAGGTAGAACCGTAGATGTAACTACTCTTCATGATTGGTTGGTAAACACTGACGATAAGAATGTAAATATACCAGCAGATCATATTGCTTTCACTAGCATTCCAAATAAAGATACAACTAAATTGTATATAATGGAAAGTGAAAAAGAGTTCAATGTAAATAACTTTAAAACAGAAGTAAAAGAAGAAAATATAAATGGATCAGAGATTGATTTTGGTGATCTCATTGACGATCTTCTTGCAAATACTTCTGAATTAATGAAATCAATAGAAAAGACTCCAACCCCATCAAAGCGTTCAAAAAGAAAGAAGAAAGATAATAAAACATATCTTCCTCCCGACATGACTGATGAAAATGAATTGGATCGTCACATGATCATGATGCAAATGTATATTCCTGCTGAGAGCATCATGAATCTTATTACTGCTGGAGTTATCGAACCTCAAGTCCTTCTCAATATGATTGACGAGGTTAAGAAGCGTAATCGTTTTACAGGAGACGAGAAGAATCGTAAGGATTTTGGTAACAACTTCTCTGACTGGAATCCAGATCCCAATTCAGGTGATTACTAATAGTTAGCTACTACTAGAACTTCACTTTCTCATTCCCACACAAAGATTATACAGATGGTGTCCGAATCCTGTCAAGCCTAATGTGGAAAGTTTATCAAAATTGTTATAAACTACTTGAAAAGATAATTTGACATGTTATACTTGTCACATATCGAGGACGAGAATGAATTCAGAAGATGAAAAAGAAATAGAAGAAGAAGTTAAAACATTAAAACATTATATCAATAATGTGAAATTTTGTTCAGCAATGACTGAGTGGAAGAAGTTAGTAAAAGAATCTGAAGAATGTGGAGATAAAAGACCTCCAGTCACTTCATATATCGCAGAATCTTTTCTAAAGATAGCAGAGCATTTATCTCACAGACCAAATTTTATAAATTACCCTTTTAGGGAAGATATGATTGGTGATGGTGTAGAGAATTGTTTGCTATATGCTCATAATTTTGACCCAGATAAATCATCAAATCCTTTTTCTTATTTTACTCAAATAATTTATTATGCTTTTTTGCGCAGAATAGAAAAAGAAAAGAAGCAAGCATTCATTAAATATAAATGTTTGCAAATGAAAGACATGGATGGAAAGTTTGTAGAATGGATGAAGAAAGATTCTGATACTGGAAATTATTCAGAATTTCTTCAAAAACATTTTTCTTTATCTGAAATGGATGTTGAAAAACTAGAACCAAAGGAAAAGAAGAAGAGAAAGAAAAGGAAGCGAAAGTGAAAATAGCATTTATTTCCGATACTCACTTCGGAATTCGTAATGACTCACCATTCTTTTTAGACAACGCACTTAAATTTTTTGAAAATCAATTCTTCCCTTATTTGGAAGAACACAAGATCCTTGACATTGTTCACCTTGGCGACTTTTTCGACCGAAGAAAGTTTGTAAACTTCAACACACTTTCTTCGGTTCGAAAGAGGTTTTTAAATGTACTCCAGGAAAACAATTACAAATTACACATAACGGTTGGAAACCACGACACATATTTTAGAAACACAAACGAATTGAATTCCATAAAGGAACTTCTTTGTGACAAATACGCTTGTATTAAATTATACGAAAATCCATCCGTTATCAATTTTGATGATTTTTGCTTTGGAATCATTCCTTGGGTAACTAAGGAGAACGAAGCAGAAGTGATTAAATTTATTTCATCCTGCCCCTGTAGAATGATTGGTGGTCATTTTGAAATCATGGGATTTGAAGTCATTAATGGTGTAAAACATTCACATGGATTTATGTCCAGTATGTTTGGTAGATTTGATAAAGTTCTTTCTGGTCATTTTCACATCAAACAATCTCAAGGAAATATTCATTATCTTGGGACTCAGTATCAAATGACATTTTCTGATGTCAATAGCGTCAAGGGATTTCATGTATACGATACAGAGACTGATGAATTTACATTCATACCAAATCCAAACAATATATTTCATTTATTTGTATACGATGATTCCAATGCAGATGAAGTTAAAAGAATTGCAAAATATGTCAAGGAAACAAATTTAAAGAATGGATTTATTCGTATTAATGTGCGAAGCAAATCCAAACAAGAAATATTTGATCGATTTATCGATGCTCTGTGGGAAAAAGGAATTCAAGATCTTTCTATCGTCGAAGATCCTCTTGAAAAATCAATAGGTGTTGATTTTGATGAATCTGAAGATACAATGAGTATCATAGGAAGAGAGATCGATGCAATTGAACGAGACATCGATAAGACAAAACTCAAAACAATAATTAAAGATCTTTATATGGAAAGTTTATCAATATGATAAGATTTGAAAAAGTTAGATTTAAGAATTTTGGATCATTTGGAAACACAATGACCGAAATTGATTTGGAAAAGAACAGTACAACTTTAATTTGTGGCAACAATGGAAGTGGTAAATCTTTTGCCTTTTTGGATTCAATCACATTTGCACTTTTTGGAAAACCATTTCGGAAGATCAATATTCCACAACTTGTAAATTCTGTAAATGAAAAAGGTTGCTTGGTAGAAATTGAATTTTCTCGCGGATCTGATAAGTTCATGGTTCGCCGTGGAATCAATCCAAGAGTATTTGAAATCTACAAGAATAATGATCTTATAGATCAAGATGCTAAGAGTTTGGATTATCAGGAACTTCTTGAAAATCAAATTCTAAAGATGAATTACAAGACATTTACTCAGGTCGTGATTCTTGGTAGTTCCTCTTTTGTTCCATTTATGCAATTATCGGCAGCAGATCGTCGTTCTGTTATTGAAAATATTCTTGATATCAATATTTTTAGTACAATGAATGTTGTTCTTAAGGGTAAGATTTTATCTCTTAAAGAAAACATCAAGGAACTCAATACTAAGATTGAGATCGAAAAGAACAAGATCATTGTACAAACAAGTTATATTTCAACTCTTGAGAAAAAGAATGCTGAAGATGATGATTCCAAGAATGAGCAAATCCAGGAACTTCAAAATAAAATTAATCAATTAAATTATGATCTAATTTCTAATAGAACATCAACTCATGATCTGACACAGGATATTGAAGATTGTAAAAAACACATCAAGAGAGTACATGATATAATCAAAAGTTGCAATGCTCACATTGCAACTTATACAGCAAATAAAAATCAAAAACAAAAAGAAATTAAATTCTTTGAAGAAAATTGCACATGTCCAACATGTAGTCAATCAATTAACATTGCTTTGAAGAAAGAAAAGATTCTTACGAATAATTATGATATATCAAATTTTGATGATTCGATAGAAAGAGTCAACACAACAATTAAAGAACAATCTGAAACTCTTGAATTATTTGAATTGAATCTTACTAAACTACGAGAGAATCTTTCTCACAGTTCCAAGATAGAAAATGAAATTGCCTTGCTTGAAAGTCAAATTCAAAGAATCAAGAATACAATTCAAAAATCTGCAATCAAAGAAAATATTGTGGAAGAGAAGGAAACTCTTAAAATTTTACAGGGTGGATTGCTCGCTTTAGAAGATGAAAAAATTGTTCACTCACAGGAGTTGATGTATCATGAACTTGCTGGAGAACTTCTTCGAGATGGTGGAGTAAAGATGAAAATTATAAAATATTATCTTCCCCACATGAATAAATTTATCAATAAGTTTCTTGCTTCTATGGATTTCTTTGTACAGTTCCATATGGATGAGGAATTCAATGAACAAATAAAATCAAGACACAGAGATGATTTTTCATATATGAGTTTCAGTGAAGGTG